ATAATTTTTAAGTCAAATGTCTTTCTAGCTTCCTTTAAGACTTCTGATAGCACTTCTTCGCCAATCTCTTCAATAAAATCTGGAATGAATTTTCTGTCAATTGATTTTTCTTTTTTATATTTTTCAAAAATTTCTTTTAACTTTTCGTAGTCATCTTTTGTGTATTTGTAGCCCAAAAACCTATATGTTTTCTTTTCTTCAGCTGGTTTTATTGATACACCAGCCTTTCTTCCTACATTCCACGTTACAACCCGTCCTTTTTTTGCTCCACGGGTTTCTTTTTTTTGTTGCATTTTTTGCCTCCTTATGCTATTAAAATTTAACTTCAATGTATTGTTGACGATAAGTTTTTCCGTCAATGATTTCGTCAGCATACATTCTTATTCTGCCTTTTGCAGTCCATACCTTTCTGTTTACCCAAGAAGTCTTTCCCTCTCCTTTGTAAACTCTATTTTGGCTCAAATTTGAGCCATTTGCTCTATGACAGAACTCTCTGTCATTTAACATTCTTTTGCTTAACTTTTCTACTGATTGAATTTCATCAGCAAATAATCTAACAGCTTTTTTGAATATTGCCCAAGATGCTTTTAGTGCTTCTGCGAAAGTTTCAAAACTTTCTTTTCTGTATGCTTTCCACGCTTCTTTCATTACTTCGCTTTTGTTTATCATTTTTACCACTCCTTGATTTTTATTTTCGAGTGTGATAAAATAAATTTGCGGTAAGGGAACTTTTATAAGTTCTCTTTTTTTATTTTATCTCTCTCATCTACATAAATAGTATACTATATTTTATATTAAAAGTCAAGACTTTTATTATAAAAATATTTAAATTTATTCACAAAAAAAAGATAGTCATTTCTGACTATCAATTTATAAGCGACTTTATCTCTGTCACTAATTCATTCTCAATTGTTTGCATATGATCTTCTACAATTCTAACAGCCTTTCCATAAAGCTCTTTTTCGTCAACACCATCATCTTTAAGTTCTGATAAAATTTGTGTTAATATACTTTTTGTTTCATCGAATTCTCTTTTGATTGTATCATATATTAATTTGTACGTGATGTCTTCGATAATGTCGTGCATATCTGTTTCAAAGTCAATCAGCTTCTTGTTAAAAAACGTATTGATTTCCTTGTTTATGATTGCCCAGTTTTCTTTTAAATGATTATTCTTGATATACTTGACAATCCTTTTCTGAATGCTCCATCGGATGTCCTGAATTTTCAGAATCAGCATTACCTCAAGCCCTTTACCTGTTATTTTTTCATTTCTCAGTCTTTCCTCCAGCCTGTTAAGGACTTCAACAAGTTTTTCGTTTTGTGTTTCCATATGATCCAATTTTTTAACCATCTCTTCAAAATACCTTTTGATGTCTCTAATCATAAAATCAAAAATCGTCTTCGCAAAGTATAAAAACACGCCACATATTACAACCATTATTCCAAAGTTTGCTATCTCTTTAAAAAACATTTTATCCTCTTTCGCTGCTATAATATGTTTTTGTTCCCTGCTTTTTCCTCGTCAAAAATTTGTTGCAGTATAACTTTTAAGTCAAATGTCTTTCTAGCCTCCTTTAAAACTTCTGTCAGAACTTCTTCACCAATCTCTTCAATAAAATCTGGAATGAATTTTCTGTCAATTGATTTTTCTTTTTTCAATAGTTCTTCCAGCTTATCCCAGAAACCTTCATACACCTGTTTAAATTTTTCTGCTCCAGCCTTTCCTTTTGCAACTATTTCTGTTTTATAGATTAAAGTCTTTCCTAATTCTAAAATTTTACCTGTTAAATATATTTTTGCTGCTAATTTATCCATTTTTATCACTCCTATTTCGTTATTTTTCTTAAAATCAATTCTAAACCGCCTAGCAAGTCCTACAATCAGTTTTAACTTACTAGGCAACCCATTTTACCAAAGTTATTTTTAACGTTCAAATATAGCTTGTATTCAAGCTATTTTTACACTACTTTAATTCAAAATGTGGTGTGTCATTCATTTTCCAGTTTCCGCCCCATTCAATATTTACATTTTTTGATTTTGCTACTGCCAAGATGTGGTTTGCAATCAATTTTAATTTTTTCTCATCATATCCTTCTTCCGATGTGAATTTTCTATACACACCATTTTCGATAACTCCGCAAGGGAAAATGTCAACAGCATGCCCAAATCCATCAGATTTTATTTGATGGTTAGATTTAAATGTTTTTCCGTCGCAATTAGTTACTTTTTTTAATTTTTTTCCTTTTTTATCATATAAAACAGTTCTTCCTTGTTGATATAAAGCAAACTGTTCCTCTGTTGTTCTAGCACCGTCTGTGATTCTAAAATCAAACGGACTATTTACAATTGCAGCTTTCATAACTTCAACTAACTTTGGATGTACTTTTCTCATTTTATCCAAACTTTCTTGGCTGAAAGAATACGTTTTATTCTCTGTTGCTGCATTCTCCTTGTCCCAATCTTTGAAATATTCCTCCTTTCTTTGAACTCTATTTAGCCAGCCCGTCAAAAATCTTTCCTGCGTTTTATCATCAGCAACTTTGCTTCTGTAATAAATTCTCTGCAAATTATGATAAACTTCCAAAAATTTTTCAGGATCTACTGCATTCAATGCTTCCAATGTTTTATTTCCAATTATTCCGTCTATGTCCAAATTTGCATTTGTAAGCTGATTTATAGCAATCTGTGCGTTTTTGATTCCATTTTTGCCACTATTTACAGCCCAGTCGCATATAGATAATGCCACCTTGTCATTCACGACCTTATCTAGCTTGTTCCCTAAATAATATTTCTTCAGATAAATATTCTTTGCAAAATCTATTGTTAAATCTTGCATATCGCCTTTATATCCAAAGTTTCTTGCCACTTCCTCAATTATTCCATACTTAGTTTTACCTCCTTTATCATTTTTGTCATCTGAATATCCACCTTCAACTTTCAGCAGATAATCAAAAATCTTTTCAAATCGGTCCATATTAAATCACTTCCTTTTTCTTGTTTTTCTTTATATCTTTTTCCACTGTTTCAGTTGTTAAAACAATATTTTCATCTTCAAACGCAGCGTCTGTTATTCTTAACAATTTTCCTTGCTCTGTAATTTCGATTCCAATTAAATTCCTTATATCCATTTTCATTCCGCCTTTCTTCCTAGTAATTCCATATCTTTTAAATATCTATATAATTTGGCTGGACTAAACTCGCTAGCCTTTAATCTCTTTAAATTGTACGTCAGGCTCTCATCTAATCCCTTGTTAATTAAATGTAAACACAACTCTGAACAAAAATATCTATCCTTATGCTCAATCCCCAGCTCTAGCAATTGACTAAAGAATATTGCACCATAATCATAGCCCTTGCCTTTTAATTTTTTAAATTCTTCCATCACAATTGGAATTTCAATATGTTTGTCAAGTTCGTATATATCCATATTTTCTTTATAGACAAAAGGCTTTATACGTACCCCTCCTGGATTGCTAAGATACACATAGTCGTTATAGATAAATTCGCAATGGCTATATTTCCCTACCGTTCTTAATGATATTAGAAATCCAATCAGGCTTTTTGGTTTGTGAAATGATATATAAAGCTTATCTCTTTCAAGTTGCATAAAATACCTCCTAATTTTGCTTTATTTCACTTTCAAATAATTTATTGTATTCAGCTTCAGCATTAAATGTTTTCAGTTCTTCTATAGATTTATTTAAAAGACTATGTGATAATGTTGTTTCAGCAACCATCGAGGCTGTCGTATGCTTTCTCATTATTTCAGACATTTCTATGAATTTCTGAACACTTACATTTACATATTTTTCTGTTCCATTCTCGGTGTAAAATTTCCAGTTACTGTATTCTGTCGCCATTAAGTCAGTCATAACTTGTGTGAAGTCCGGTTTTTGACCTTTAGCAATTTTTCCCATTAATCCGAGAATAAAACTAAGAACTAGACTAAACAGTATCTTAGTTATGTTGGACTGGTCTATCGTCCTGTTGCCCTGTAAATACTTTGTGCCTCTCACTTCAAACTCAAAAGGCTTCTTCTCCCTCTCGATTCTTAATTCGTAAAGCTCCTGTTTCAATTTCTCGATTTTTTCTTCTTTTTTGTATTTGATTTCATTATTTTCAATGTATTCAAATTCAGATAATTCAACTGTCTTGATTTTTCCATTCTCAATCAATTCGTTTTCGGCTAAAGTGTATTTTCCTGCCTTATGCAGCTCCTCTTTTGTCGCCTCTCTTAGATTTCCGTTTTCTAAAACTGGATTTTGATATTCGATTTCTGAAAAAATATGATTTTCCTTGTTAAAATCCGGGAAAAATAAATTCGGCTCTTTTTCAAAATCTTCTAAATTAGTGATAACTGGCTTTGCTATTATTCCTAATGTCTCTTTATCATAAATATTTATTATCATTTTTTCACCTCTTATCGTTTTTATTTGTTATTGCTCTTGAAAATTTATTTTGTTATATATGAAATTATACCTTTTATTTCATAATGAGTCATTCCTTCAACTCCGTGTATTGTGATTTTATCGTTTCGCAAGACTAAACGAGCAATATTTTTATTTAAATTATTGTTAGAAATAATAATGTGCTCCGTACCCAAAAAAGGCGTATCCGGAACAAAATTTGCAGGATAATTTGTTAGCGGAATCCCTTCCGTCATCCAGTTAACTTCCCTCGAATTTTTGTGATCAAAAAACACAAAAAGAAAAGCTCTTTTGCCGTAACGCCAAAAACGCACAATCGTAAAAACGGAATTTTGAACTTCTACAGTTTCAGTTATTCCAACTAATTTTTCTAACCTGTCTGAAATAGGCTTGTTGGAAATTGCCCTGAATTTCGATCCGTCATTGTAAGTTAGAGCATTATTGACAGTACATTCGTAATAGTGTTTCAAAGTTTTGTCGTAATAAAATTTTCCAGCAACTTTTGTTCCAACATCTTGAATATTTCCTCCAAACTCCATTCCGATTATTTCAGCAAGCCTTTTTCCCTCTAGAGCTGTATTTGCAGTAGTTCCTAACATTACTTTCCCTGCTGTATCAGAAGTTGCATTTGGAACTTTTGTATCAATTGCATTGTTTATTTGTCTTAAATTTACTGTTCCGTTTTTGTATTCTGTCGCATTTGGAATTAATCCTTTTACAGTACTTAAAGAGATTATTCCTGCTTTGTTTTCTTCTGAAAAATCTGTTTTTTTAATATAGTCATCTAAGTAAGAATTTTCAAAATTTTTGAATAGATTTATTACTACAAATTGACTTCCGTTGTAAATTAATTCGTACGTTTTATTTGAATGAATATCGCCAGCTTCTATTTGTTTTAAAGTTCCGTTTTGCTCTTTTAATAATGTATAATCGACATTATTTAATCTTAGCTTTGTTGTTGCATTTGTATTAGCATTGTCTACTGTTATTCTTAATTTTAAGTCATTGTTTAGCCCAAATTCTGTTAATCCGTCTAAATTGCAGATGTAATAATCAGTACCAGTTCCAGTTGTTTTTGTTGCATTTATAGAATGAACTAAGCTATTTTGTAGATTATTCATAATTTCAGCATTCAATGTAGTTCCAATTTGAGTAGCATTTTCTCTTCCTTTCCAAACGTGTCTGTAAAGTCCTGCTCCAACGTCACTTGCGCTTTCCACTTTATACACGTCTAAATTAGATCCAATCCAATCTTTTATTTTTTTTAGCATTTATCTTACCCCTTCCTGTGTGATAACGTTCATTTTAGCTAAATTGCTTTCATAACTCTTTTGTTGTAAAATTTCGTCATAAAAACCATCTTCTACTTTTAAAACTCTTGTAGTTCCAGCAAAAGCTAAGTTTGAAACATAACTTGCTGTCTGAACTTTATATTTAAAATCTATAGTTATCTCTATGCCTTTTGCTCTTATTTCAAGTAAAATATCTATTATTCCCTTTTTAGCATAAGTTGGCAACCTTTTGTTTAAAACTATATAAATACTTCCTGCCTTTTCTTTAAAATACTGTGTTTCGTTTTTCCCATTAAAGCTTCCATTTTTTATATTTATGTCTTTTTCGTTGCTTTTACTTTTTACAACACCTTCTTCAAAAATAAAGACATTTTGCTCATAATCTTCTATTATAATTTTTAACACACTTATTATTGTTTCAAAAGTAGAATTTTTACTTTTTCTAGATAGTTCAGCAAGTATTCTTTTTCTGTACTCTTCATCGTTTTCTCTTAAATTTCTATCGATGTTAAATGATGTTCCAAATTTATCTAAAGCATATCCTTTAGCCTGCATAATATCCAAAGATTTTAATAGTTCGTACATTCCTTTGCTTGCCTGCCTTATTTCCTCTAAATAAAGCTCTAGCAAAAAATAGTTATTACTTTCCCTATCTCTTTTGTACATATGCGGAAACTTGTTGATTATTTCATCTGTATACTCTTTACTGTCTTTATACATAAAACACCTCGATATTATTTTCATTTATTTGAAATTTTTGGCCCACATGAACGTTAAAAACTTTATCAAAATTTTG